GAGTATCTTTTCCTGACTGACGCGCAAAAGGCAGACCTGATACGAGATAACACGGAACCAGAATGGACATGACCCCGAATATCCACTACCGCGGCGAAGAGAATAACCTGCTTATCGCCAACGAGCATGCCGAGAAGCAGAATATGCTCGACATGGCGCTCTCCAAGGACGTGGCCGAGGCGTTGAATGAGCATTATCCAGGACACCTGTGGGCGGTTAATTGTCAGGGCGAGAACGGGATTATGACCATTCATAACCTGATGCTGTCCGGACAGTGGGGTTTTGTTCTCAAGCTGGATAATTCCTACTCGGCATCCGACCTGCGCAAGCGCGCCATCATGGCCGGTGGCGAAATCCTCGAGCGATACAAGGTGTCCCGGGGCAGAATCAATCACGAACACATGGCGACGATGAATACCGATTTCGCCGGCCGCATTCTCGGGGACCACAGCACATGATTGACGACGCCAAGGCATTACAACTCGCACGGGATGCTTATACGGGCAGCACGACTTATTTCGATGCGAATATCCGCAACGACCTGGAGCGCGATATTAGACAGTTCCAGAGCAAGCATTCGTCAGACTCGAAATACATGGCCGAATCCTACCGGGCGCGCAGCCGGTTCTACAGGCCGAAAACCAGATCGATGGTACGCAGCGCCGAGGCGACAGCGGCAGAGGCCTTCTTCAGCACGTCCGACATTGTCAGCATTACCCCTGAACAGTCCGGTGATGATATGCAGCAGGCGTCCGCGGAGATCATGCAGGAGCTGCTGCAGTACCGCATGACAAAGAGCATTCCGTGGTTCCTGACCTGCCAGGGCGCCTACCAGGACGCTATGGTGCAGGGTATTGTCATCAGCCACCAGGACTGGGAGTACAACACGGCAAAAGGCACCGACCGCCCCGTGGTGCAGCTTATCCCGCGGGAGAATTTCCGCTTCGATCCTGCGGCCGACTGGGCCGATCCGATCGGTTCGTCTCCCTACCTGATCTGGTTGATGCCGATGCGGGTGCGTGACGTCAAGGCGCGCATGAAGCAAGGTGCCAACGGATCGCCGTCGAAGTGGATCAAGTATTCCGACACCGAACTGAAGCAGTCGAGCCAGAAGTGGGATTCAACACGCATGATTCGCGAGGGTAACCGCACCGATTCCAGCGCATCGAACACGACCAACATCAACGACTTCTCGATCGTCTGGGTCCATATGAACCTGATCCAGGACGAGGTGACCGGCCAGGACATGCTGTTCTACACGCTCGGCACCGAACTGCTGCTGTCGAAGCCGGCGCCTCTGACCGATCGCTATGCCCACGGTCGTCGCCCGTTCGTGATGGGCAGGTCGGTTATCGAGACGCACCGCACCGATGGCCCGGGTGACGTCCGGCTGACCCGCGACGTCCAGGCCGAGACCAACGAGATCGTCAATCAGCGCATCGACAACGTGAAGTTCGCCATGAACAAGCGGTACTTCGTGAAGCGCAACAAGCAGGTCGATATTCGCTCCCTGACCCGTAACGTGCCTGGCTCGGTGACCATGCTGTCCGATATCAACGAGGACGTGAAGGTGCTGGAGACTGCTGACGTTACGTCGTCGGCGTACCAGGAGCAGGATCGCCTGAACATGGACTTCGACGAGATCTCCGGGAATATGTCCCAGTCGTCCGTGTCGGCCAATCGCCGGTTGAACGAGACCGTTGGCGGCATGGAGATACTGGCATCGGATGCCAACAAAGTGCGCGCCTACTCGCTCAAGACGTTCATCGAGACCTGGGTCGAACCTGTGCTGCGCCAACTGGTGTTGCTCGAGCAGCAGTACGAGACCGATGACGTCCTGCTGGCGCAAGCCGGCGCCAAGTCGTCCATGTTCCAGAACCTGGGTATGGACGTGGTAACCGATGAGCTTTTGCTCCAGGAATTGACCCTGACGATCAACGTCGGCATGAGCGCTACCAGCCCGTCGCAGAAGATCAACAACCTGCTGACCGGCATCAATGGGGTCAAGACGGCACTGGGCGACGGCGTCCTCGAGAAGTACGGGGTGGATCCGACCGAGGTGGTCAAGGAAATCTTCGGCGCCCTCGGACACAAGGATGGCGGAAGGTTCTTCAAGTTCGATGGCGACCAGGATCCGCGTGTTGCTGCGCTCGAGGCAGAAAAGCAGCAGCTCCAGGCAGCGCTTGATGCCAAGTATCCGCCCGAACTGCTGGCGGCACAGGTCGACGAGATTCGCTCCCGTATTGGCAAGACAGACGCCGACAAGGTGGCCAAGATGGTCGAGGCCATCTACTCCTCGATGCAAGCCGGCGAGGTCATTGCTTCGGCGCCCCAGGTCGCACCGGTGGCCGACGAGATTATGAAAGCTGGCGGATACCAGACGCCTACCCCTATTGGTGTCGATCCGAATTTCCCGCAACCAAGCCCAATGCAACAGGTGGGCATGCAGGCCGCGGCAGCAGGCCCGGTTGATATTCCAGAGAGCGGCAACACGTCGCCGATGTTCCCGGCAACCACTGGCAGCCCGTCTGCCGGCGCCAATGAGGGGATCGAGTCGGAGGCATACGCCAATGGTGGCGTGGTCGGCAAGAACAACTCGCAGCGCAACAGAAAGCCAGGGGTTGTCGGCCCGCACAATGCACTGCTGTTCGATCCTCCGCAGGATCCGCGCTCAGAAATCCAGCATGAGCTGGGAGAGCTGAAGGATGACGAGTGAGATCAAGCGGGGCAGGAGTAATGTCGCTGCCATGAATCCTGATTCAAATCCGGTTCTGAAAACAATCGACTTCGGAATGGAGGTCGAGGCATTTTTGCAGTCTGATATTGGGCGCTATCTGGTGAAGCGTGCAGAGAGCGAAGTCGATTCGGCGGTTGAAACCCTGAAGGAGGTTGATCCTGAAGACGCCAAAAGTGTCCGAGGGTTGCAGAACACCATCAGGGTCGCCGAATCGATCCAGTATTGGCTGGCTGATGCCATTCAGTCCGGAATGAATGCCCAGGTCGAACTTTATGAACAATCCAAGGAGCCTTGAACAAATGGACCAAGCCACCGAATCTGTCGCTATCAATCAAGACGTGACGGAAGAAGTTGTCGAACCGCGCCCACTGTCTGCACGTGAAGCAGCAATGGAGGCTATTGTATCAACCCGCACCGCAAGTGTGGAAAATGAGACGGGCGTCTCGCTCTCTCCAAAGGATGAGCAGATCGTCGAGCAGCTTGCTGATCCCGAACCGGAGAAGGCGCCGGAAGTCCAGAAGTTCAAGGTCAAGATCGATGGCATGGAGCAGGAAGTCGACGCCGACACTCTGATCCGTACCTTCCAGAAGAATTCCGCGGCGGATCGCCGGCTTGAAGAGGCCACGCGATTGCTGCGTGAAGCAGAAGAGCGTGCTGCCCATGCGGCAGCAGCACCAGAACAGCCGCAGGGCGCAGGGCAAACCCCTGATGACCTGCGAAAAGAAGCGGCATCAATCATCGAAAAGATGTATGACGGTGACCAGGATGCTGCTGCTGACGCACTTATCCATTTGGTGACGAAGGCGAAGGGCGGTGACCAGCCTACCCGTGCTCCCGTTGCAGTGGATGAAGGCGAAATCACCGACCGTGTCCTGGCCCGTATGGCTGTGAACGCGGCATTTGAACAGGTCAAGACTGACTACCCGGACATTATTTCCGACCCGGATCTGGAATTCCTCACTGCGATGAAGATCGATCGTGCCGTTGCCCATGGTATTCCCCGGGCGCGGGCCATGCTCGATGCCGCTAGCGAGGTCTATCGGACCATGGGCAAGGAGCCTGCCGGTCGCCAAAAGCCTGAACCAGTCAATGCCCGACAGGACAACAAGGCGCGTCTGGACAACATCCCGACCGCTTCAGCATCAGCAACGCTCGCCGAATCGCCTGCGGAGAATTCCTCTCCGTCGTCGGTCATCGCCGAGATCGCACGAAAACGACTGGGTCAATCACTGGCCCTCTAGCCTTTTAGGAGAAAATCATGGCTGGTCAAATTTGGGTTACCAATTCGCTTGGTGGCTATATGTACTCGGACCAATTGTCCAAGGTGCTGCGCCACGCTGTTCAACCGCTCTGCAAGTTCCGCCAGTTCGCCGACGTCAAGGACGCCGCTGTCCAGGGAAAGGGCAAGGGTGATTGATTTGCTAGTCACCACATCCTGGTAACAGGGTGTTAGCAACCGTGTGAATTGCTGGAAACCCCTTAGAGCCGTAGGCACCACAACGAAATTGGCAACGATATGCGTGAAGGTTTGAAAAGACTACGGATTGGGCAATCAGCAGCGAAGGCGCTTTTTAAGTGCAACGTTCAACGACTATCCCTTCGGGGAGTAGCCTCAAATGAGGCGAAGCGCACGGCCCCTCGTGAGAGGGTGAAGATATAGTCTGCTCTTTGGGGAAACTCAAAGCAGTGTAGAATGGTGATACTTGTACAGTTGAAAGGCTGTTATGAATATCATCAGGAAGAAGAGAAGTGATTTGGTTGTGCGGTTTCACGCTGGATATGTTGTGAATGAAGTGACAGGTTGTTGGGAATGGCAGAAAAACATTCAGGCAAACGGTTATGGTCACATCAAGGAAGGCGGCAAGGCGAAGTTGGTACACAGAGTTTCTTTCGCATTACACAAAGGCCCAATTCCGGAAGGGGCTTACGTGCTACACCAATGCGATAACCGTTGTTGTGTTAACCCGCTTCACTTGTTTGTTGGAACCGCACTGGATAACCGGATTGATATGCAGTCGAAAATGCGGCACGCACACGGAGAACGTGTAAACACCGCAAAGCTGACTGAGAAAGAAGTGCTAGAGATTTACGCCATGTCTGATTCTGGCGTTGGGTCTAGGCGGATCGGTGCAAAGTACGGCGTATCGACCACGATGGCATGGAATATCAAGACGGGTAGAGCCTGGTCACACCTCTTCAAAGCACGGTACGGGATTCATAACTCCGTATGAACATCAAGGACTTTTCACTGGAACGTCTATTCGGACATCGCTGCTCAAGGCACGGTCCTGACCGAAACCTCGACCATGCCCGAGTCGAACTTCACGATCACTCAGGGCACGATGTCGATCACTGAATACGGCAACTCCGTTCCCTACACCGGCAAGCTGGACGACCTGTCAGAGCATCCGGTCAAGGAAGTGATCAACCAGGTTCTGAAGAACGACGCAGTCAAGGCATTCGATATTGCCGCCGCCGCCCAGTTCAACCTGACCCCGCTGCGTGTCGTCGCTACCTCGACGCATACCACGTCGGTCGCGCTGACCACCAACGGCACGGCAACCGCGACGAACAACATCGAACTCGGCAAGGATCACGTCAAGGCCATCGTCGACCTGATGAAGGAGCGCAACATTCCTCCGTATCAGATGGATGACTACGTCGCGATCGCTCACCCGAGCACGATGCGCAAGCTGAAGAACGACCTCGAGTCGGTCAAGCAGTACACGACCGAAGGCTTCGGCATGATTATGAACGGCGAAATCGGCCGGTATGAAAATACCCGCTTCGTCGAACAGAACAACATTGCCAAGGGCACCTTCGCCAACAACAAGTCCAACTGGGCCTACTTCTTCGGCGGTGATACCGTCGCGGAGGGTATCGCGGTCCCTGAGGAAATGCGCGGCAAGATCCCGACGGACTACGGCCGCGGTCGTGGTGTAGCCTGGTATTATCTTGGGGGTTTTGGGATCGTGCATCCGCAAGCAAGTCAGAGCCGGATAATTAAGTGGGATTCGGCGGGTTAAACCGTTGCAGCACAAGGAAAGCCGCCTTCGGGCGGTTTTTTAATATGGTAAATCTAAGGGTTGGTATATAATGAAAACACCAAGCATAGTGAGGTGTATATGAAAGCCAAGCCGCTCGTAACCGTGTATTCGCTGTCTTCGTCGAAGGATGGCGTCATTCGATACATCGGCCAGACCACTGGGCGCCTAGATCGGCGCCTCATCCATCACCACTACGACGCCAAGAAGCTATCCGCGATCCACAAGAGCAACTGGATACGCAGCGTCATCAATGCCAGCCACGAGGTGGTTATTGCGCCTATCGAAGAAAACGCCGAGTGGGGCACGGCCGAACGCAAGTGGATCGCTCACTATCGGGGCCTTGGGTTCGATCTTGTCAATACCACCGATGGCGGCGAAGGCGTGGTCGGGTATGTTCGCGACCAGGGGTGGCGGGATAGAAAAAGCGCCTCGATGACTGGTCAAACAAGTCCGCACAAAGGAGCCAAGCTGTCTCCTGAGACACGCGCCAAGATCTCAGCATCTCAAAAAGGTCGTGTTATCACAGACGAGCAGCGGGCAAAAATCAGCGCCGCCATGAAAGGCCGAAAGAAATCCCCAGAGCACGTCGCCAAGGTTGCGGCTTCCGTTCGCGCAAGAAACCCGCCGAAGATGCCACTGACCGAGGAAGAGATCGCTGCCAAGAAGGCACAGAAGTTCGCCAACCTAAGTGCTCGCAGCAAGGGCAAGAAGCTCCCGTCAGAGCACAAGGCGCGGATCTCATCTGGCCTGTTCGAGGCCTACGCATCCGGAAAGCGGCGCGGCCCGCAGGCGAAGCTCACCGACGGCCAGGTCGCGGAGATCATTGGTCTGTTGTCGCGCTCAATCTACTCGCAGCAGGACATCGCCAAGATGTACGGCGTAAGCGCGAGTTCCATCTCAGAGATCAGGTCAGGCAAGGCGTACAAGAACATTCCTCGGTAACGGCGTCACACAGGCGGGGCAACCATAAACTCCAAACTCCACAACAAAGGAGTTTGCCATGACCGCCGCGCCGGAGTCGCTTGTCCCGCAGTACGCTATCGACAGCCTCATGTATTACGCATCACGAGCACCCTACGGTGCCATTGTCGAGATCGGAGTCTATAAGGGCGGCACGGCATGGTGGCTGGACAAGCTGCACCGTCCGCTCTACCTGTACGACTCGTTCGAGGGGATGCCGACATCGACCGACAAGGACGTCCATCAGATTGGCGTTTTCGCTGACTGCTCGGCCGAGGCTGTCCAAAAAGCCATTCCCTCGGCGCACGTCA